AAAAACGGAAAGGTATCATATCGAAAGGATTCTGACGTCACAATCTGGCCAACTGAATCATTTTTAGATTCGTTAAAATTCTCATCTATATTATTACCAAAAAATACAAAGTATCATAAAAGTTATTTTGGTGGGAAAAGACATATATTTATAACTGAGCATAACCCAACAATGAGAAATATTATAATTAAAAGAAATCAACGTACTAAATGGGAAGTCTTTCAGAAATGGTGTCAAAAGAAAAATATTAAAAATGGGGAACAACAATTTGAAAGAATGAAGGTAACTGGAGGAATTAAGGAATATACATTTCAAATTTTAGTTCCATATATTGTAACTTTTACAATGGTATATCCAACTATTAATGATTTTCGATTTCAAATGTTTATGAGAAATAGCCCATTACGTTCGTTTGATGATATGTTATATAAAGTTCCATTTTATAACATACAGCAAAATCAAAATGTCTGTATGGGGTCAACATTTAATCGTCAGGAGCTATTCAAGGAAGACGTTTCCGAAATCATTAATACCCTATATGGATCTTTCTGGATGTCTCAATTCAATACAGATTATAATTATAACATTACTGCATATAGATATCGTCAGATTTTTAACAATTATTTTATCTGGGAATATGAATCTAAATATCATCCTGAAAAAATTTTTAAAACTAAATATGTTCCATATCAACAATTGGGGAAATATTTACAGGAAAAAGATAATATGTATAAAGGTACCAGCAATTCTAATTTTAAAAATTTATTATCGTTTTTCAAATAGCGGAAACGGGGGATCTAACCCATCCCCCTTCCGACTTTAAAGAGGAGATGAAGAAAGGAGAGCGCGAAATGACCGATTTTAGTATAAAAGATAATTGTCAAAAATGTGGAGGCATAGAGGATTTAGATGGGGTATTAAATCCAAGTCTTGATAAAAACGGAAAACTTCTATTAGAACAAGCAACTTTATGTGCCCCGTGCAGAGTAGAATTTGAAAAATATATGGAGGCGAATGTATGAGAAAAAAAGTTTTAACTAAACAATGTAACGGGTGTGATGATTGTAAAATGAATGACCGCAATCAATTATATTGTGATTTCGGAAACTCAAAAGTCCAAAAGATATTACTAACTCCAAAAAGAAAAAGTGGATATCCACCCTGTAAATTAATCGGAGGTGAATGATGCCATACATAAGCGAAAGCTGGAGAAGAACAAAGATCAATAAATATGTTGAAGATATGACAGGGTTTATAAAGTCAAAAGGCGATATAAACTATGCAATATCTCAATTGATCGGATCTCTTATATTAAGAGATGGAATTGGATACACAACAATGTCCAATTACATTGACGTGTTACCTGATGCAGAAGCGGAACTTCGACGTAGACTGTTAGATCCATATGAAGATTATAAAATCATCGAAAACGGAGACGTTCCTAGTTTTGAAGAAATTCTTCAACGAATGAAAAAACAAGAAGAGGAATAAATGGGAACAAGAGCAGATTTTTACATAGACAATATGGGGGATATGACCTGGTTAGGAAGTATATACAGAGACGGACAACCATGGAACATTCCAATTGTATTATTAGCTCAGGTTAATCCGGCAATGTTTGCAGAACAATTAGATGAATATTTTGAAACGGTTGATAATGCAGATCATAAGTGGCCCTGGCCGTGGGAAGATAGTCAACTAACAGATTATTCATATATACTTGATTGTGAACGAGGTAAAGTTGTCGGATATACAATGCAAGACAAAATGATTTTCGATCCATTGAAAGTCAGTGTGGGCGAAGATTTAAGTAGCGCAAAAATAGCAAATGCAGTACCAAATTTTCCAAAATTAGGAGTAGGATATGGACCAAAGTCTTCCAAAACTTTACAAGGAATACGGAAGTTATTCAAACTACCGAAATTTTCCCTTAGATCTTGATGGGTTAAAACCTGTTGAGAGGAGAGTATTACTATCAGCATATAAAATTGCAAGAGCAAAATTTGTCAAATCAAGACAGGTAGATTCTTACACAACAGGTCATTATCATCCTCATGGGGAATGTTATGGAACGATTGTTCAGTTGGTCAAACAAGGATTCTTGATAGGTCAAGGAAACTTCGGATCAAATGTTGGCATCGAACCTGTCGGCCCAGCAGCTCCAAGATATACAGAGTGCAGGGCAAGCGACTATGCATTAAATCTTGCATTTAGATTAGTCAACTATGCTCCTTGGGTTCAAACAGAGTTAGATGATAAAGAACCATTTTATCTCCCAACTATGTTTCCGTTTTGTTTAATGGGAAGAGAATACACTCAGGGTATTGGTTTCGGATATAAAACATACATTCCTTGCTTTGAAATCGACGATCTTTACAAAAGATTGTTGTGGTTGAAAGGCGTAAGGAAATCAAAACCAATCATTAAACCAATAACTGAATGTGTCATATTGTCAAACAATAAAGTATTAGATGAATTGTTGACAACCGGAAAAGCAAAAATTGACGTCAGAGGAGTTGTTCTTGAGGAACCAAGAAAGAACCAAGTAACATTAAAGTCTTGGCCTCCAGGAAAGAGATTTGAAACAATATTAAATAAACTTTCAAAACATTTTGAAAGCGGTGAAGTTGGATTCACTGATTTATCAGTAACAACTACAGAGATTGTTTTTCAAGTTTTAAGAGAACGAAATAGAGATGCTATATATCAAAGATTTGTATTAGATTTAAAGGAAGCAATCGAAGGATCTATTTCATTTGAAATAATAACTGTAAATACCAATAAAACCGTAATACCAAAATCGGTTGATCAGTTATTGATAGATACATATGATATGTATTCAGAAACAACAGAAACAATGTTGAAAGAAGAAATCAAAAGATTAAATGAAACCATTTCAGAATATGAAACTTTATTAAAGATAAGACCCGTGATTGCAAGCGGAATTTCAGCTAAATTACCAAAAGAAAAAATACTTAATGAAATTAAAAAATTAACGGGTGTATCTAAAGAGGTTGCGAAGGAATTGATTAATAAATACCGAATAAGTAGATTACTTACGGTCGATGTAGATACAGCTGAATTAAATAAAGAGATAAAACAATTTAAAGATACCCTCAAACATTTAAGAGAATATGTTCTGGAGGATTACAATGGGTTTTTTAAAACAAAATAAAGATACGAATGTTAAGTGTTATAAATGTAGAGGGAATGGAATTATTAACGTCGATATGTGGAAATATTTAGCAGTTTGTAAAAGATGTGGAGGGCATGGTTGGGTCGACTGGGTAGCTGGAGCTGTCAAAGGTAGTATACATAAACCCAATACAAGTAAAGAGATTCAACTTAGAGTCGCTCATCAAAATATTGACAATTTAAGACATAAAATAATTGACATAGGGATGGGCGTTGGTGTTCATTTAGTTGTTAATATAAAAACAATAGATTACAATGAACGTACAATGGCTATGATGCCATCCCTGATTAAACTTGGAGGAAAAACATATGTACAGGATTGAAAAGAAATTCACCTTCGCAGGCGGTCATAGATTAAGTAAACACGAAGGATTATGTAAGAATATTCATGGACATAATTATATCGTATATGTTGGAATAAAATCTGAAAAGTTAAATGCAAACGATATGATAATGGACTTCTCTGACTTGAAATCAATTGCAGGATCTTATTTTGAAACTTATGACCATTGCTTAATTGTAAACCAAAAAGATGCTGAATGGATGAAACCTCTTGTCGATAAGATGGGTTGGAGAGCAACAATCATGGATCATCAAGATAGAGACCCAACCGCAGAAGTAATGTCAGAGGTATTTTATAAATTTCTACAGGAAATATTTACAAGAACATTCAACGATATTCAAGTTGATTATGTAACCGTATATGAAAATGAAAACTCCAAAGCAACATATTCGGAGGACTAAATGCAATTAACTCCACCTGAATATAAACTTATTAAATGTTTACAAGATTTAAATAAAATATTTATAACAACTGGCACAATACCCGTTGAAGAATTAAAAAAGTTTTGTTCAATATTTCTTGGAAATAGTATTGCAGGGAGCCGGTTTGTTGCTATGTTTGAATCTTGTTATAATAAAGTTAATAAAGATCAACTTCAATTTTATCAATTATCAAGAAGAATGGATAATCTAATGATCGAACAAATGACTGCTGGGTCAATTTTTAAAAAATATGATATAAGGATGGGTAACATTATGGACTTATTAAGTGGGGCCCCTTATACAAGATATCAAAGAATGCATAATGAGTATTTAGATAACGAGTCATTTCAATTTGAAAGTATAGTAATCCCAAAAAAAGTAAAGGCGACGAAAAAGGTATTTAAATTCGACCCTGCAAATCTTATGTAAGGAGCAAAGTATGAAAATTATCAAAAGATCTGGTTTGCTCATACCAACAGAATATAAAAATCAAGAATTTTACATTAACATTAAAGAACACCTTATAAGGAGATCCAAGAGTTATCAAAATTCAACATACGACATAAATACTTTTTATTTAGAGTCAGATGATTATTTATTAATACCCAGGTGTTTCCCTCTAAATAATTATACATTTGATTTTGAAGTCGAAGATATAAGACAAGAGGGAGAGGATATTCAAATTGAGCATAATATTATTCCTCGAACTGAGGCACAAAAAAGAGCAATGTCAAAGATGCTTAATTCAGAAAATTGTATTCTTCAATTATCTCCAGGTGTTGGAAAAACAGTTATTTCAATTCACACAATTGCGGTCAGAAAAAAGAAAAGTTTAATTCTTGTTCATCGAGATTCGTTGGCAGAGCAATGGTATAACAGATTGAAAACATTTACAAATCTTGAAGATGATAATATTGCAAGATTGACATCCGCAACATTTGAAAAGGATCTGACTAAATCTGTTATCATTTGTACCGTTCAAACATTTATATCTCTTTTGAAAAGAAATCGACAAAAGTTTCAAAGATCATTAAATGAAGCAAATATCGGTATATTTATTGCTGATGAAGTTCACACTTCGGTAGGTGCTCCAACTTTTTCCGAGTGCTCTATTCACATTCCGTCAAAATATACATACGGTTTAAGTGCAACCCCATATAGATATGATGGAAATGGAGATATAATTGAATATCATCTGGGAGATATATTTGCTGATAGTGATGCAGAAGGGACAATGGATGCCCGAGTAACAGTCCTACTTCTTGATTATCAGATAGATACTTCCAGACGATATACTTATATTAGATGGGGTGGAGAGTTTCAAAGAGCTAGATATTTAAATCTAATGAAAAAGTCCGAACCATTTATGAATGTCCTTAAAGGGTTATTAACAAGATTCAAAGATGAAAGAGATTTGATATGTTTCTCAGAAAGAATTAAATTAAATGATGAACTCTATGAATGGATCCCAACAAATAGTAAAGGACAGTTTTACGGAAAAGGGGGATTAGATCAATTAGATTATAAAGTTACATTTGCAACACCAGGAAAATGTAGAGATGGAATTGATGCACCTAAAAAAGATTGTGTTGTTATGACTTCTCCAATTTCTAATATTGAGCAAGTAGTTGGTAGAGTTTGTAGAGAGATTCCAGATAAAAAAGAACCAATCGTTATTGATATGGTCGATTATGGTTGTCGAGATATGTCAAGATCAATATATACAAGAATGAAATATTATGAACAAAAAGGATGGCCAGTTCAATTCCTTTTATCAACACAAACAAAAATAATACAAATAGATCAAGATCGTGCATACGAGATCATTAATGGGGTGGTACAATGAAAATAAAAATTGACTTTGTAACAAATAGTTCATCTTCTTCATTTATGATTCCTAAGTCAGCTTTAACAGACTTTCAAATGAAAATGATTCGTGACCATATCGAGACAGCTAGTTGGTTAATGAAACAGAATCCCGACGATCCTCATTATGATTTTGGATATCTCGGTAAATATGATGCATGGCATATAGAAGAAACGGATCATTCAATGTTAGGATATACAGCAATGGACAATTTTGATATGTTCGGATTCTTAATTGCAATAGGAGTTAATAACAATGAAATTCATATGGAAAGTTCCAATTGAAAATACAAAAAAATCTACGCATTTTATTTATTATATGACTAAGTTAGAAGGATCGCCGTGTAAAATATGTTTAGTTCAACCGTTATGTAGTAAATCATTTCTTGATGATACAGCGTGTGATATCTTAGCGAATTATATCCAAGAAAAAACAGAGGAAATACAAAATGAAAATGAAAACTGACTTTGTAACAAATAGCAGTTCAACTGCGTTTATAATCACAAACATAAGCGGAACAATGAAAACTTTATGGTCTTTCGTTGAAGAAAACCCCCAATTGATTGAGCAATTCAAAGCAGAATATGATTGGTATAAGGATGAACCGAAATATACACAAGAAAATCTTCTTGATTCTGCTTTGAAAAACAATCAAGATTTTATTCCAGGTAAAACTGAATATGTTGTTTTCGGTGATGAACAAGGAACATTGATTGGACAGGTTTTCGATTACATTCTGAGAGATGGAGGATCATCAAAAAACTTCACTTGGAGATTTTGTGAATACTTGAGGTGATATAATGAAAATAAAAACAGGATTTGTAACGAACAGTTCATCAACAATAACGCTTGTTTATGTTCCGGATTCATATCCAATTACAATCAAAAAAATTATGGATGCATATGAAGAACAGAAAAAATGGAATTCCGGATATGAAGATTATACGAAAAAGGATATAATTGAATACTTCAATGAAGCGATGGATTATTTAAAATCCGGAGATACTTTAGATAGATATCAAAATGAAACTATTCCAGGTATAATATATTCAACAGTTGGAAAGATTCTTGATGATGAAGGATTGATTATAAAAGACATCGAAGGTGGGGTTAGCGGGCCTGATTGTATAATTCCGTTAGATAAAAAGAGAATGGAAAGATTATTAAACATTTATACTTTATATGGAGGGGAAAGATGAAATTTGCATTTACAGCAGATATACATTTATCCAAATACGGACAGGATCCAATTGTAGAATCAACAGGTCTTCCAGAAAGGTTACACGGATTAACTAACTCTCTATATTCTATGGTTTACTATTGTCAAAAAAATGATATAGATAATGTTGTTATAGGTGGAGATATTCTTCATGGAAAATCAATTATTCATGCATTAGCTCAAAATGTCATGTTACAGTTTTTCAGTGATTCTCCTAAAATGAAATTTTGGGTAATTGATGGTAACCATGATTTATCGGGAAAAGGTGAAGATGCTGTTTCCGCATTAAGATCATTGGAAGAAGTTCCAAATGTTAATTGGATAAGTAAAGAACCACAAACATTTGAAAATATATTATTCGTTCCATATTCAACTAAAGTTGTTAAACAGGTTAAAGAAGGTGAAGCAGATATACTTGTTTCACATTTTGGGTTGAGTGAAGGAATTTTAAATTCAGGAATAAGTCTTATTTCAAGTATAAGTATGTCAGATTTGAGATCCAAATACAAACTTATTCTATTAGGGCATTATCACAAACCACAAGAGATCATTGAAGGCAATACTTCAATGTATTATGTTGGTTCTCCAATTCAATTAGATTGGGGAGAAAAGGGGGACAACAAACGATTTTTAATCGTAGATTCTAAGACATTGGAAGTCGAAAGTGTTGCAACAAAAGGTTATCGAAAATTTATCGAGGTTGATTTAACCAATAAAAACAAAGATGAAATTCTAGAGATTGCCAAAAAAGCAAGAGAAGAAGGACATTATGTTAAGATTATTAAAAGAGATAAAATTGATGTAACTGGATTTGAAGAGTTCAACGTTGTAGATAAAACAGAAGTCGATGTAACAGATAGAGGCATCACAAGCACAATGTCACAAAAAGAGAAACTCGAAAGATATATTGAAATAAAAGAAGTTCCATTAGACGAGCGTCAAGAATATTTAGACGTTGGTCTTGAAATCATTGACAGATGCGAGGTAGTACAATGAAGGACATAACAATGCACGAAGTAGGAATGGAAAACTATGGTCCATATATTGATCCAATGATCCTCACATTTAAAAATGATACAGTTACGCTTTTAGTCGGACCAAATGGTGTTGGAAAAACTATGGCACTTGATGCAATACCATTTACATTGTTCGGGACAACAAGCAAGGGATTAAAAGGGGATGACGTTGTGAACAATGTGGTTCAGAAGAACTGTCATACGTGGGTCAAGTTTACACACAATGAAGATCTGTATCATGTTAAAAAATATCAAAGTTATTCAAAGTTCGGAGGAAACTCTGTTGTTTTAAATAAAAATGGAGTTGATATTAAATCAGGATCCAGGGAAGTTATCCCAGAAATCGAAAGAATATGGTGCCCAGAAAAAAGTTTCATGAATACCACAATGTTCGGGCAAAAGGTTAAAGACTTCTTCACAGATTTAACAGACTCCAAACAGAAAGAAATCTTTCGTAAGCTGCTTGGTCTTGATAATTATGTTAGTTATTATAAACAAGCAGATTTGGATATGAAAGATGTTATTCAATTAATACAAGAAAGACAATCACAAATAAATGTAAAACAAGGATTGTTGACAGATGCATATACTCGAATAACAGAATTAGAAGAAGCTAAAAAACAATTTAAAATTGATATAGATAATCAAATAAAACTACTTCAACAATCGGTTCAACAATCTGACCGAATTATTAAAAGTTGGGAAGAAAATATTATAGAATTAAAAAAGAGCGACTATGAACCGGAGAAGGTTCAGATCGAAATAGATCGAGTTCAAAATGATATTGAGGTTATAAAATCTAAAAATCATATAGAAGAAAACGAACTTCAAAATCAGAAAAACCAAAAAATTTATGAGATTAAATCCGAATCCGATACAGCTCGAGAAGGAATTTCTGATGAATATAATAAAATAAAAGACCAAGCTGTTGCTGAATGGAGAAACGACCAAGCTGTTATAAATATTGACATTGCTGAACTAACAGAGAAAAAACATGAAATTGAACTAAAGATTATGAAGTTCAAAGCAATAATTATAACTCATGAAGCAAATGTCAAAAAGATAAACGAAAGTGTATTTGAATCACAAATTTCATCTTGCCCTGTTTGTTTGCAAGCAATAACCGATGAAATTAAGGGTATTCTAAAGAGTGAAATTATAGAGTCAGAAAAACTTATCACAGATTCTAATAAAGAGGTTGATATATTAACAGGTCTTCTGGGTGAACACATTAAAGATATAGAAGGTAAACAAAAAAGATTAAAAATTACCGACCAACATTACAGCAATGAACTAGAAGAGCTAAGTCAAAAACACCTTAAAAACCTTCAAGATATAAACTCGAGAGTCAAAGATGTTATGGAAAAAATTGAAATTGCAGCATCTAAGCAATTGAAAATCCTTCAAGCTGAATCTGTTAAAAAAATGGATTCATTAATAGAATATATTATGGGATTTAAAGTTGTTCAAGCCCAAGCAAAAGAGAACAAACAAAAGTTGGATGAAGCAATTGAAGGTTTGAATACATCAAAAACTGAAAAGCAGGTGTTCCAAAAACAAATTGAGCAAAAAGAAAATGAAGAATATGATGAATCTCAATTGAATGGATACAAAGCTAGAATTATCGTATATACAAAAGAGATAGGTGAGATAACAGATTCAATTTCAGTAGACAAAAGAAAACATAAAGTCTCTGAATTTTGGAAGGCAGGATATTCCCCAACAGGTATTCCATCAATGTTAATTGATGAAGCAATACCATTTATGAATCAGAAAGTTGCACAGTATTTAGAGGAAATATCAAACGGAAGATATATCATTTCATTTGATACTCAAGATACAATTAAGTCAGGGGAAGTCAGAGATAAAATTTCAGTTAAAGTTTTAGATACTATCACAAGAGCAAATCAAAGACTCCAATTATCAGGAGGACAAACAAGGTTGGTTGATATTGCAACCATTCTAACTCTTGGAGATTTACAAGCAAAGAATTTAGATTTGAAAGTCAATCTATTAATATTTGATGAAATCTTTGATAGTTTAGATGATCAAAATATTGATTATGTATCTAAGGTTTTGACAAAACTTAAAAAGGGAAGATCAATCTATTTGATTTCTCATACACAAAAAGATCAATTAGAAGCTGACGAAGTGCTTGAGTTTAAAGCATAGGGAGGTTAAATGATTAGAATAGTAAACTGGTTACTCACAAGAAAATGCAACTTGAGTTGTGAATATTGTGCAATTGTAAAAAATTATATTGATATGCCAAAAGATTACCCTCCTATGAGTCATTATATAAAAAATGAGATGAGTACAGACTATATTTTAAAAGGTTTGGAAAGATTCAAGATGCATAATCCTGATTGCTTTCACATCTTTTATGGCGGTGAGCCGCTTTTAAGAAAAGATCTGCCTGATATTATAAACTACTGTAACAAGAATGATATACACTATACAATAATATCAAACAACACGAATGAGATTCGCCCATTGATCGACAGGTTATTTGAACGTGTCGAGTTCGTAAAGGGGTTTACCGCATCTGTTGACCCATCATTTAACGAGGAACATACAGATGATAGAGTCATTAAGAGTATTGCAGGATTTGAAAACCTTCTAGCATTGAAGGATCGTGTTGATGATGTTGTTGCTGAAATAACAGTCATGAAGCATAATGTAAAATATCTATATAGACTTGTTGAGATACTGACAAGTCATGGTATCAGCAGCGATATAACATTTATTGATATAGCGAAAAGTCCGTATTATGATTTTTCAGATATAAAAGATAAAAGTTTATTAGTCAATCAGACTCCGGAATTAGCTGATATGTTTCAACTTTTACAAGATAGAGATTTAAATGTTCATATGAAAAAAGTTCTTCTTCCGATGATCTGGCACGTTTTACCTTCAAGTATGGATTGTGAATTGGAGAAAGGGGTGCATAATGTAACGGTTGATGCTGACGGAACTCTAAGATTATGTTTACGGATAAGAGGAACTCACACTCCAAAATTAGTAAAGATACCAAACCTAATTGACTCAGATGGAAAGGTATCATTTATTGCTGAAAAAGCAATCGCAAAAGATAAACAAGTCCATTGCCAAGGTTGTAATCATACATGTTTATTAATGAGTCTGCATATTGAGAGAAACAACCAAGGGAGTGAAGACTTAATTCACCTCGACAGGAGGACGTAACAATGGCAGAAGAACAGATCAGAAATGCCGTAAAATTTTGGGAAACTCTATACGAAGCAGGAGAAGCAACTGTTCGATTTATTAAAAAAGATGGAAATGCAAGGACAATGAAATGCACTTTAGATTTCAAAAAAATTCCACATAAAGATCATCCAAAGAATGTCAATATGTCAAGGATATTAAAGTTGATGCAAAAGAGTGGAATCATTCATGTGTATGATCTCGAGGCAAAAGATTGGAGATCAGTTCCATTTGAAAGAGTCGATTGGTTAGAAACTCCTACTCAACGATACAAGATTACCCCCTTTAAAAAATAGGAGCAACAATGGGAAAAATTTTAAACGATATTTTAAAAGAAGTAAAATCGAATGAGATGGCAGAGGAGATCAAAGAAATATGTGAAAGGATAAAGAAAGAAGAACAGGGTAATATTTCACATCCTAAAGTTGTTCCACAAGGAGCAAACATATTTCTTGCGTTACCAGTTCCTCCCAAAGGCAGAGCAGAATTATCATTCTTGTCATTAGAAAGAGATCCTATGGATGAATGGGTTTGTAACTATTATTCAATAAGAATTTCTGATATAAGAGACGTTGCTCAAATGCCGAAAAGGTATCAGGCACACAGAATCGAAGGAAGATCCGCAAAAAAGATAATGATTGAATTTGCTAAACTTGTAAAATTTTATAGAGGGGAATAACGAATGGACGAAAAAGATCTTTTTGAAGATTATGATATCCGAATGAACTCAAGTTACATATCGCTATTATTAGCAGAACAAAAAGACAGCGTCGCAAGAAAAGATCATACACAGGCGCTGCCCACCAAAAGAATTAAAACATTACCTACTATGGATTACCTCAGAAAATATTCTGAGATGACATTACAAGCTCCAAAAATCCTTCCGTCCGGTTGCAGATATGTTGAACCAATTGGTAATGGGGATTATCTCTATGTTATCGAACAACAACCCCAATTTAGAACTGTAGCGATGGCATTAAACTTTGATTTAATGTATTCAGAAATAAAGTCTAAAAATCTATTAAAAGAATACGGACTAGAAGGATGGTTAACACAGGAAAGAGTGGAGTCATCACAATTAGGATCTTATTATAAACTGAATCTTGCATTTCCTTATGTCATATTTCTAATGTATATAAACAGAGGTCATCAAATCCAAGCGGGTTACTCATTTTTAAGAGTTAATCCTATGATTGGTTTATCAGATTACCTTTTAAAAATGCCATTATCTAACATCTCTGATAACCAAGCTATATGTTTTGGAAGTCGCCTTAATAAAGACACATATAATACAGCTGCCGAAGCTGTTGATGCAACAATTAATGTATTCTGGACAAGTGTATTTAATGCAGATTATACATACAATATCAAAGCGTATGATAGTGTTGCCGGCATCTCAAACTTTTTAGAGTGGCAATACTTATCAAGATTAGATCCAATGTTTATATACCGAGTTGATTGGCTAAACCATAATAAAAATATTTTCCAGTTGATCGAAGACGTAAAACAATACATGGGTGATCACTCTAAAGCTAGAAACCCAGACACTATATACCATGATTTTATTTCAGCTTTTACATCTCCTGTAAAAATTGGGGAAATCACAACCGGAAAAATTAGAAAAAAAGTAGATCCTGTATATTATGATGTTTCTAATAGTATTTATCTAAATGATATATTAAGAGCAGAGGTAGGAGACTCATTTACCAATGAATCAAAATCAAAACAATATCATATTGTTTCTTTTATAGGAGTCAGTGGGCAAGAACCACAAAAAGTTCGCCTTTCATATAAAGGGAAACTGTTCAATTATAAATTGAATAATATATCAAAATCTTATTTCCAAAAGAGAATAGGAGCCCAAAAATATCTACCCAGTATAAAGATGAATAATGGGCTAGTTATTAAAAGTGATGATATTATTAAATACACAAATAAAGCTGGAGCAGAATTATATCGAAGAGTATTTTATATTAGAAAAGGTCTCGATGGTCGCCCAGAAGTTAGGTTAGGAAATCAATATTATATAGCTGCAAATCTACCAGAAAACGCACAATTATTTAATCAAGATAAACCTAATATATATGGGATGGATTTGGTGAAAAGTTCTGAATATTATTATTCACACTCAGGAAATAATAGAAACACGATGATCCATCAAGTAGAAAGATGCTCTTATGATGGCATTGATGTTGGGCAAGAAAACAAATTGATATTCAAATTTCTCTCCACAGATCGTACCGGAAGGCATTTAAATATTCCGATAAATAATCTTGGAGAATCTTCAAGAAAATTATTTCCACCTCTTGCCGTAAAAAAAGGTTCTGAGTGTATTAATCCTTCAATGATTTCAATAGGTAGAATGATTCGAAGAATATCATTACCAATGGAAGAACATGAAGAAAGAAAAAAGGTTTTCAAAACCCCATCAGGATATATACATTTTGCTAATACCAGAATAGAAACTCTCAACAGAAGTGATATTAAAAATCTCATTATAAACAATGAGAAATTTCAGATTGATACTCACTTTGGATTATTGGAACATAAGATAGGTGATCTTGTTGTTGTCGCTAACTGGAAAGATCCTTTAAGCGTTTTAAATATTAAAAGAATCCAAGGGTTCAAGGTTGAAGATAAAGGAGATTATACAAACTTATCATTTATATTAATGGATAAAAATAGCACTCTATCACAAGAAATCTTTGTATCTAATCAAATTGTTCGGATTGGATATATTAGAAAAATTGTAACTAAGTTTGAAGAGTTAAGTTCAGGAACAAAGATTATCGCCACTGATGGTAATATTTCAAACTTTCCAATGAAAGACGTTAATATTGTTATTGGTATTATTGTTGACGGTCCAAATCCATTGGTATTATGTTCAAACGGTTGTACTTTATGGTATCAAGATGTAATGGAGAAATTCAAACATATTCCAATGAGTTCAGCTGTCTGGAAAACTAAGGATCATACTCCATTAGATCCAAAAAAAATTAAATTTCAAGCAGGGGATGTTGTTATACCATCTTATGCGGATTCATCAAAAGATCATGGTTATTTAATGATTCAAACAAATGATTCTAGATCTCTGAAATATCATCCATTAAGTTATTATTCAAATGGAGGATTGGAATCGTATACCGCTGATAAATCATTTCAGGATGAATGTGTACTCGACTGTATACCCAATCCGAGAATCAGTAAATCGCAACAAGATATTGATGGGTTTGTTCCTGCAAACGCTAACTTTAATGGAGGATTTGTTCCTGTTGAAGGATCTGCATTTCTCTATTTAACTGACCCAAGGAGTCTAATTTAATGTTCCCAATAGTGATAGCTGACGGCACGCAAGAGATGCCAAAAGATGATATTTATTATGTTGTAGGAAAAGAAGGAGTATTTATTAAAAAGAGATTAGGGATTATGGAAAGTCTATCTCCAGTCAAAACCATATCAATACTGGAGAGTGTTGAAGCAACAGCTAAAATGCACATTCCAGAGATACCTGCAAGATTGATAGCTAAGATTGCTAATTTCTTCCGGGAAGTTCAGAAGGAACATAGGTCAGAAGCAATCGTATTATTATTCTTCAATGAACAAACACGAAAATATAAAGTTATCCCGCCAGCGCAGAAGGTCGGTCCTGCCTCGCTCGATTATAATAGATCAATTGTTATAGACGGGTGGACAATGATCGGTGACATTCACAGTCATTCAAGTATGTCTGCGTTTCATTCCGGGACGGATCAAGGTGATGAAGAGTCCTTTGATGGGCTCCATATCACATTCGGAAATCTCAATTCCGAACTTATAAGTATTTCAGCATCAATCGTATCAAATGGTCACAGAACAATAGTTCCTCCAGAAGAATATTTAAAAGGAATTAGATTAGATCATGAGATTGATGAAGTTGAAAAAGTTCCAACCTCCAGAGTATATAAATGGGAGAATGGAAAGATGGTTGAAACAACAAAATATGCAGCAACCACTTTCCGATCATATCGTAAATATGACAGACGATATGTTATAACAAGCGAGAAAAATGTTAAAGCCCAATGTCCGAAATCATGGATGGATACAGTTGAATACAAACCTACTTATTCATATGGTACAGCATGGAGCGGATATGGCGGCTGGAGAGGAAATTATCAAGCTGGTCATTGGGAAAGTGGTAAATGGATCGCACCCAAATATAATAACAACTGGGGTAGAAACTTTGATGCAGATGCATGGAAAGACCGAACAAAACCAGGCGCCCTTGCAGCCGGAGTTCAAAAAGATGTAAAACGTCCACCACAGAATGTGGGAGTAAAAGTCGATCCTATTAAATTTCCTGCACATGATCAAGGTCCCGTTATTACAGAAGTGACACCTTCTAGATATATGCCTTGCAAAACATGCGCATTTAAAGAAAAGGCAGTGGAATATGTTGCTGAACTATTAGTTGATCAAAACGACGGAACTATTGAAGAGAACTCAATTCTAGACGATGATAAAGAATCATATGTGTGTGAAAAATGTAATGTTCTTGTTACATTTGACTATGATGATGAAGATGAAATCAAAGGTAATATGGTTTGCCCATCATGTAAATCAGATGAGCATATGACTCTAATTGAGGAAAATGATTTTACCGTCGATGATGATGAACCAGGGCAAATTAAATGTGTAAGTTGTGTTAGCACATTTGATGTTAGTTTTTTAGAAACTGGCAAAGATGGTGGCTCATGTCCATTCTGTGGAACATTATTAATGCCTGATCAATCCCTTAACTATGAAAAAAAGGGAGAACACTATAATTGCAAATCATGCGGAAGTCAATTTACAAAAGAATTGATCAAGGATAACAACTGCCCTTTCTGCAAAATTGCTCTAGTGGAATACTCGGGGGCAAAAAACAGGGACTTATTAGGAGACGCAAACGAAGTCGAGCAAGTTGCAATCGAAGAAGCAGCCAATTACCAGGCAGCTGAAGAACCACCAAACCCTGCTAATATGATACCGGGGCAAGATCTACATCATATGGATGAGATGATAAGATCCAATATGAATCCTCTACAATGGATGATGGAAAAATTCGGGAGAAAACGATGAAAAAAATATCTATAAAAATCATTGGACTCGGTGGAGTCGGATCAGTATTATGTGGAAGAATTGCTCGATTCTTAAACTATGCAAAAGATATAGATTCAACATTAACATTAGTGGACGGGGATACATATGAAACTAAAAATTACGAAAGACAAGAATTTACACAAATGGGAAATAAAGCTGAGATTAAAGCTGGCGATATAGAAGACCAATTCCCAAGGCTGAATTTAGATTTCTTTCCTTCGTATATAAATGACGCAAACATCACCAATGTTATTTTAAATGGTGATATTGTGTTCTTATGCGTAGACAATCACAAAACCAGAATGATCACATCCAATTACTGCAAAAACTTAAATAATGTTACTTTAATTTCTGGTGGGAACGAATTTACAGACGGTAACGTACAACTATATGTCAGAGAAGGGGGTAAAGATTTAACACCTGACTTGTGCGCTTATCATCCGGAGATTGCAGATCCCGTAGATAAATTACCTGAGGAAATGAGCTGCGAAGAGCTAGCTCAGTCTGATCCTCAATTATATTTCGTAAATGTATGGGTAGCTACACTCATGTGTGGCGTGTTTTACAACGTAGTAATCAGTAATAAAATAGAGGCATCCGAAATTTATTTTGATATGAAACAGATGTCCGTGATTGCGCAATCAAGGGCTTTAAAGTAATAAGCCGAACGTGAACAACAACTAAACTTTGTAAGGAGAATTTTAAAATGGCTAATGAATATACTCGTGAAAATTTAGAAGGAATGAATCTTAAAGAGCTTCGTCGTCTTTGTGTGGACAACCTGGGACTGCCGGGATTGACCAAAAAACGTAAAGACGTCGTTATCGACGCTATCCTGCTGGCCGATGGAAATCCGGATGTTTCGGATAAGCTGGAAGGTATTGCATTTGATGGCCACAGCGTTATGACCAAACCGTCTGCTGCTTTCGGTCAAAAAACCACAACCACAATCCGTGTATCATGTGGTGCCAGTACCGGCGCCTTTCCTGTTGAAGGGAAAAGTGTTGCCGAAGTCGGTGAGTTCCTGCGTGAGGTGTTGAACGTGGACAAACTCTCCACAGGTCTGGTTAATGGAAAAGAAGTTTCCGGCGATTATGAATTGAAAGTGGGGGATTCTCTTGAGTTCATGAAACCTTCCGGTCGTAAAGGCTGCTAAATAGGAGCCTGGCGGGTGGGGATTCGATTGGGTCCCCACCCAATCCTTCCGAAAGGAGAATTAACCCTTTGAATCTCAGCACTGTAACTGTAATTGGAACCGGAACGTTGGGAGGACACCTTTGTAAACATCTGGTAGAATGTTCTAAGGTTAGTAAACTTATATTAATAGATAAGGATATAGTTGATAAAAAAGATACAGAAATAGGAATATTTCAACCTATTGATATTGATGAACCAAAAGTTCATGTACTATATCGTAATCTTTTAAATTATAATATAGAGATTCAACCAAGAGCAGAGTTTTACATTGAAGGTATTACCGATCTCCCAGAATCAGACTTAATAATTGATTGCCGAAATATATTTGGCAAAAGAGACTTGAATATTGATATGAAGATGTTTATCAATGGAAAGTTTCTAATACTCGATTTTCAAAAGAAACTAGAAGATCAAACAAGACCAAAAGGCGAATATGTTATACAACTATCAAAACATGAAATTAGTAGAGCAGCTTCTTATGCAACTGATTTAATATGTAGTAATGTTATTGAAGAATTATTAAAAGGACAATCTATTAAATATATTGATATTGACATAATTCAATCAGTAATGTTAAAAAGTATTAAAGAATCAAAATCTTATCCAGACTTGATATATGATACAGATGATAATATAAATAGAATATCAAAATTAGAGGAAGTTATACAACCTATATTAAATAGAAATAAAAAAGCTCCTCTTAAAGTAGCAGTTCAAGAAAGAGGTTCGATAGCCAGGGAAGTTTTTGAAATACCAAGGGTTGCAAAAACAACGTATCAGATTATTCCTCAAAACAGTTTAAAACACCCCGAGGACGTTATCGAAGTTCTTAAAAATGCTATAAAGAATAAAAGTAAAAGTTTAATATTTTTACCAGTTCTAATAGACAATGAAATTCATATATTACAAACAGAAGGAGGAGCATAATGGAACATAAGCATTTATATATACCAGGAAGTAAAGAAAATGTATCAATTGATTATGATATTTTCGTTGGAAAAATAATTCCTAAATTTATTATAGATGATGGAGTTCCGAAAACAATAACAAAAATTCATGAGAAATTACATTTAGAAGGTCTTATTATTAAAAGATTCAACAACAAACTAAGTGAAGTTAGAATTTTCGGAAGTCACCCAAACGCTGATTTGAATACAGATGAACTTTGTCTAAGAGATGAGGAGTATGGTGCGGAAGTTACGGATATAAATTGTCTATTAAATGTTTTAATTAATAGACTTGAAGTTTATTATTTTGATGAATCTCACTTTAGACCTAATCAAAAAGATTACGAAACAAAACCAGTCGATGGTTTTATGAAAATAAATGTTAACTTTGACAAAGGAGAAATACACGATGCAGAAGCACCCTTTAGACAATTATATCCAAGATAAAATTAAAGAAGAGTTGGATAAACATGACACAATTATTAAAGAAGAAGATGCACAAAAAATAATGGAAGTATTGATGCCTTCATTAGAAAAAATAGTAGCCAAAAAAATCAAACTGCATTTAACGATTCTGGCAGAATATTTATTAGAATCACTTGCAGAAAAAGAGGAGATCTCTTGAGATGCCAAAAATTCTTAGTTATAGAAACTTTTGTGAAAATTTAGACGAAGTGACGTCTCTAAAACTCATAGCAAAAAAGAAATACCATCCTGAGGGTTTATTTTCCGAGCAAATTTTTGGACCAGTAAAAAATTACACTTGCCAATGTGGGACATATTATGGACCCTCGAATCCAAAAACTGGAGGCAAATGTGATTTATGCCACGTCGATATTGTCAATAGTGATGTTAGACGAACTCGATTTGCTAAAATTATATTACCCATTCCAGTGGTCAACCCATTATTTTATGATCTCGTAGTTGAGATTGCAGGTAAAACTTTTAAATCAGCTCTTGATGATTTGATGCGAAATGAAAAAAGTTTTATGTATGTTGATGGAACAGAGCATGTTGTAAATTACGATGAAACACAAAGACCCCGTGGAGTGCAAATCTATGAGAAGACCGATGCCGTTTATAAACTAGTTTTTGATGTTGCTACACAAATGGCAGAGGAAGGAATTGAAGACTGGAAAAATGTTTTACTTAATATTGATAGTCTTCTGATCCATCAAGTAATTGTTCTTCCTCCAGACTTGAGACCTGCATCAAGAGGCGGAGGCGGCAAACACTTAATGGATAAAATTAACAGGTATTATGTTCAAATCTTAACCAAAAAAGAGTTAATGCAAGGAACAATTCTTAACATTCAAAGAGATAAAAATTTATATTATACTTATTTCAAACAACTACAAAAAGATGTAAATGAATTATATAATCGTATCCTTGAAAAAATGGCAAAGAAGGAAGGGTTAATTCGTGGAAACATTTTAGGAAAAAGGATTGACTTTTCGGGTAGAGCTGTTATAACTCCAGATCCTTCATTATCTTTGAATGAATGTAAACTACCATATTTTATGGCATTAGAAATGTTCAAACTTCCTATTGCAAAACGAATTATTCAGGTAGGTAAATATAAGTTGTTAAATAAAGCTATTGATTTTGTTGATAGATGTATTGAATTAAAGAAACCTGATCTTTTTAAAATATGTAAGGACGTTGTTGAAGGTCAAATGTGTATCTTGAATAGACAACCATCTTTGCATAGATTAGGAATGTTGGGATTTAAAATTTTGATTACATCAGATCAAGTTATTAAAATTCATCCGTTAGTGTGTCCTCCATTCAATGCTGACTTTGATGGAGACCAAATGGCAGTTTATATTCCTGTAACAGAAGGAGCAAAAGATGAAATAATAGAAAAAATTGCAGCTATCAAAAATTTAAGCAGTCCATCAAATGAAACTTTAACAACAACTCCAAGTCAGGATATTATTTTAGGAATTTATTTCTTAACAACAGGTGTCTTTGATGGTCAACTGGACGATCAAACAGGCATCAATATTTTCAACAATTCCCTTCCAGATGATTATCCAAGAGTTGAAGAAGTTGTCAATGAAAAGAAATTATTAGACATTTTGAATGATATAAAAGATAGATATCCAATTGATGAAATTGTTAAAGTTTTGGATAATATAAAAGCAATAGGTTTCACATATGCAACTTTATTTGGTTGCACTATGTCACTGGAAAACTTTCAATCGGATTCCTTAACATTATTAAGGGATAAAATTTATGAGAAAGACACAATCAGACAACAATTAGTTGCATCATCGAATAAGGGAATTACAAAAGCTTTAAGAGAAAACTTTGAATACGCATACATGATTGAATCTGGTGCTAGAGGAAGTTGGGACCAGGTTAAACAGATAATCATGACCCGAGGATTTGTATCAAATTTCGACGGAGAAATTTTGCCAATACCAATCAAACATAATTTAGTCGAAGGATTATCAGAAGAAGAGTTCTTTTATTCAACATACGGATGCCGAAAAGGTCTTCTTGACATTGCGCTGAATACAGGAACATCAGGATATCTTTCAAGAAAATTAATTTTTACTTGTGCTAACCTCCAAATTCATACAGAGTTAGAAGATTGTGGAACTACAGATTGTTTGGAAGTATATGTGAAAACTGAAAGAAAAGCTAGAATGTTAGTCAACAAATACCAGTCAAATAAAGGAACTCTTGAGTTAATCACCAAGCAAAATTACAAAGATATAATCGGAAAAACTATATGGATTCGAACTCCGATATTATGTAAATCACCCAAATTATGTCAGACTTGTTATGGAGATTTACATAAAAAATTAAACAGCAGATTCGTTGGAATCATAGCTGCTCAAACTCTTGGTGAGCGTGGGACACAATTAGTTCTCAGGACATTCCATACGTCAGGTTCAGCTGTAATACAAGGACAGGACACCGAAACAGAGTCAATGAGACAAAAAGATATTATCGGTGATCTTGCATCAGTATCTCAGCTCCTGCATAAGTTCAAGAATAAAACATATACAGATATAGTTTCAGAGCTATTTGAAGTATATGATAAAGATATTTACCATGTCCATTTTGAATGTGTCGTGGCTCAGTTAATGTGGAAGAATCATCAAAAATGGAGATTATTAAATAATCGTCATTTAATAGCTCCGGATTATTATTCAATTCAATCTGTTCCAAACCAAGAGAGTTGGATATTAGCAATGGCATTCTCAAATCCAAAGAGAAGTATTCTCCAAGGTATTCTTAACGAAGGAAAATATTCTGGTATAATGGATAAAATTTTAAAAGGGGAGTATATCGAATGAGAGACCCCAACAGAATCAATGAAGTATTACGAATGGTATCGAAGGTCTGGTATAAACATCCAGACCTTCGATTAGGTCAGTTAATATTAAATGCCTGTTCTGAAAGCGTAGTATATTATATTGAAGACGACGTACTTTTAGAAAGTCTTAAAAAACAGTATGAGGAGGAGTAAATTTGAACATAATTAATCCAATCTTTAAGATTCAAAATGAAGATAAAAACATCTTCACACTTCGAGTGAATGACTACAAACAGATTTTACCCGTAACAAGACAAATACTCCAACCTGCAATAGATTTAGGATTCCAGTTGAATGAACTGGACATAAAGGAATCAAGATTTTCGTCTGGAGAATTATCAAAGACGATAAAACAAACCCTTGCAATTAAATTGCAAAAGGGAACAGCAAATATTGATTTGAGTTTACATCTTCCTAAATTAGTTGACGATAATTATATTGTAATAAACGGGCGTAGAAAAATCCCTTTATTTCAACTATTTGATATCCCCATTGTTACAAGAGGAGAAAATATTAAATTAAGAACCAATGTCGCAACCCTAATGATCTTCAAAGATAGAGAACAACCATTTATCAAAGTAAGTTTTTTGGGAAAAAAGGTTCCGTTATCTATCTTGATGTTTGCATATTTTGGGGTTGACGAAATGATCAAGAAATTTGATTTAGCAAATGTCAAATTAGATGACTTAGGTAAAATCGAGTTGATGGATATATTAGTATCTGAATGTAAAATGATTTACGATGAATTAAAAACCGACACACAGGACGATTTTATATTAGAGATAGGTCGTATGTATTCAAGATATAATTCTAAATCAAAAGGGCATGATATTGTATATGCTCTTGATTTAATTCCGCAAGTTGATATATTTACAAAAAATTTACTTCAAACAGGATCATTGTTAGACGAGTTGGTTCATACAATCGCAACAGGAGATGTAGATGATACTCTATTTATAAATAAAAGAGTTAGATGTTTTGAATATATGATATTTGCAAAGCTTTCAAAAATTATTTTCGATATGTGCTTTTCAAACAGAACATCAAAAGCTCCAAAATTCAATATTAATTCATCTATGATATTAACAGAATGTAATGTATCAGATATTGTTCAGTTCGATTTTTCAATTAACCCAATTGAAGAATTAACCAAATTATCAAGGATAAGTCTTTTGGGTCCCGGTGGATTTAAAAGGGAAAACATTCCTAAACATTTAAGGGATATATGTCCAACAATGTTCGGTCGTATTTGTCCAGTAGACACCCCAGACCGCGATAATTGCGGTGTTCTACAAAACCTCATCCCTAATGTCAAGTTGGATGACGAACTCCGTTTTACAAGCGATATATGCGAGAAACAACCCATTTCAATACCTGTGTCGTTTACCCCATTCTGTGAGCATGATGATCAAACAAGATTACAAATGGCATCATCACAAATGAGGCAAGCAATCATGTTAAAAGACTTTGACCAACCGATGATTAAATCCGGGTGTGAAGGTTTATATACAAAGCATACACAATTTATCAAGTGTGCTAAAAAAGATGGTGAGGTCGTTCACCTTGATGAAAAATATTTAATGGTTGTTTATGATGATAAAACGGTTGACATCTTTGACGTTTCATATAGAAATATTTATGTTGAACATATGGATTTAATGAAAGTTTATGTCAGTGTAGGTAGCAAATTCAAAGCTGGGGAAATATTAGCTGAAAGCAACTTTGTTCAGAATGGCGAAATCACTTTCGGCCGAAATCTTCTAACAGGAGTTATGATTTATTATGGTCATAACTATGAAGATGGAATTATCATATCCGACAGGTTAGTAAATGAAGAAACATTCACTTCAGCCCATTTCAAAGATTTATCATTTACTATTCCTCCCCATAAGGTTTTATTGACATTAACAAACGATGAATATAAACCATTACCAAGTACTCTTGATAGAGTCGCACAGGGAGATCCGTATGCAATTATGAAAACTCTATCAGCAGATGATTTATATTCAGTTTTTTCAGAAGCAACACCTTTGGAAGCAGAAAAATCTTATATCATTTCAGGTGTAAAAATATTTGCTAACGAATGGAATGGAGACATTCCAGAATATAAAGAATGGGTAGAGAAAACTATTGAAAAGCAAAAAGAAAAAGAATTAGCTCTGAGATCTATCGTTAAAGAGAAACTACCCCGAGATCAAGCTGTTAAATTCATCAGAGAGAAAGACTTAGAATTATTTTCTTTCGTAGGTAAATATAAAAATAAGAAAGAAAGGGTTAACGGTATTTATGTTGAAATGTATGGCATTCATGTTCGATCAATCAAGGTCGGGGATAAAATTGCCAATAGACATGGAAACAAAGGAGTTATATCAAGAATATTACCACATGATAAAATGCCACAACTGCCAGATGGAAGACATCTTGATATATGCATCAATCCATTGGGTATAATCTCTCGTATGAATATCGGTCAATTATTTGAGTTACATTTGTCAATGTCTTTATATGATCTACAACAAAACCTTCTAAAAATATTAGAAGAAGGAAGTCAAGAAGATCTTAAGTCATATCTGTTAGGATACATTGATATAATTGACAAAACAAAAGATAAATGGTATATTAAACAATTCATAGAGCAACTGCCGAAAAAAATAGATGAAGAATTTATTGAAACTCTGTCGATTATTCAGCCTCCATTTGAATCTTGTCAATTAAAAGATTTGACTCAAGCATTACAATATACAGGATCTACTTTTAAATATAAAATATATGATCCTATTGCAAGAAAATATCTATTAAATGATATTGCAGCCGGATATCTTTATTTCTTCAGAATGGTTCATATAGCAGAAGAAAAATTAGCAGCAAGGGGAATCGGGTCATATGCGAAAAGAACCTTGCAACCATTAGGGGGTCGAAAAAACAAAGGTGGACAAAGATGTGGTGAAATGGAAACAGCATGTATTATTGGTCATGATGCTCCAAAGAATTTATTTGAATTTCTGACAACAAAATCAGATTGTATAGATTTGAAGAACGATTACATCAGAAACTGCATTGACCCGGGTAGAGTTGGTATAGAAGACTCAAAAGATTTAGACCCAATGCCTGAATCTGTTAAACTGTTGAACTCTTATCTTACAGTCTTAGGAGTTGATTATCGTGGGAGTTCCTAATGAGAAGAGGTGGGGTTGGTACGAGGCAACATCATCTTGTACCAACCTCTCAACCGATTATAAAGTTGTAACCGAGGAGGACTATTTTCGTAGAGATAGAGAACTTTGGTATAAACAATACTATTCCGACTTTCGTTATAATTTCGGAATGAAAAAACCTCCTATTAACGATTTCTTTAAAGAGGAAATAGCTAACCGGCCAATCAAATATACCAATATAGAAGAAAAAATCGACCCCATTCAAGCTGTTAAATTCGACCCAGAAAATTTATGGAGTGAACCAAAATGTTTGAAAACAGATATTGTCCAATCTGCAAAGCAGAAGTCACACTCAGGTATCACGTCGAAGACAAATATTTCCGTCTTGAAAAAGGAAAGATAGTCAGGGATGATGCCCACCAAAGGGGTTTTTGGGATACCCCCGAATTATTATTTGAGTGTTCAAATGATAGAGAACACGAAATACCAAACTATCCCAAATGGGAAGATCCTGTTAGAGAAGGATTTTATAAAGGAGCATATTATGACAGATAAAGAATGCTTACCCGACATTCAATGCGATTTACCCGACATAACAATTCCTATTAAACAGGTGGGGGTGGAAAATGTTGAGGTACCTTTTAAGTTAGAATCTAAATATGGAGGTTTTCATCAGCTGACTGCAAATGTCACAATGATGACTGATTTAGACGAAGGCACAAAAGGGATCTCAATGTCAAGATTATTATTAACATTAAAACCTTATTTAGACTTACCTTTAAAAAGCAAATTAATAAAAGAAATCATCTTTATGATGTTAAAAAATGTTGGAGGGTCATCGGCATTTATGAGGTTTCAATTCAGAATGCCAATTAATCGAAAATCAATTAAAACAGATAATTCATTTCCAATATACTACAAGTGTAAGTTCGAGGGACAGATTTATAAAATCAAAGATGTGCAAGAAAGCGGAGACATAAATCATCCGTCAATTGACAGATTTAGATTCTTTCAAGGAGTAACAGTTCAATACTCATCATATTGTCCATGCTCTGCTGAATTATGTAATGCATTAGATGGAGCTGGATTTCCACATAATCAGAGATCGTTTGCTCACATTTTAACCGAGGTAGATACAGACAAGCATTACATTTGGTTAGAGGATATAATTGATGCAGTTGAAAGTAGTATACCAACATTACCTTATCCAATTATCAAAAGAATCGACGAACAAGAAATAGCTCGAGTTGCAGCAGAAAATCCGATGTTTGTTGAAGATGCAATAAGAATTATATCAAGTGCCGTCGATAGCATACCCGGTATTATGGATTGGATTGTGAAATGTATTCATGAGGAGTCCATCCATACTTCGGAAGCTGTAGCTGTAAACTGGAAAGGTATTGCTGGAGGATTTGATGGAAGGCGGTACATATGATTCGAGTTTCAATCTCATACGGATTTGGGGAAGATAACCGATATAATCTTAATTATATTCCGGAAAATATACAATGGGCATTATACAAATACGAAAGATACTCAGAAGGTAACTTGAACTTCTTAGAACGAAACAATGTGAACGTAAATGTAGTTCACCTTCCCCTAGATACTCTAAAAAGACCACAATATGAAATAATAAAATTAATGAATAAAATACATGAAACAGTAGGAACAGAAAAGTTTGTAATCCATCCTAATAAATTAATCACCAGTTTTATTCATTATTATATCAATGATCATGTTGGAAGTCAAACTCTTCCAAAATATAAATTATGTATTGAGAATTTTCAGTGGAGAAAAAAGAAAGAACTAAGATCGCCTCTTGAAATATTAAAATATTGTATTGAGTATCCACAATATTTTGGACTTTGTCTTGATACATCACACACGGAAGAGATTTGGTTAGATCACAAAATATTATATACATTACTTCCATACACCGAAGTAATTCATTTATCAAACAGAATCTATTCTGAAAGAAAACAACATATGCCATTCAATACAGGGAAGGGTGATTTGAATCTAATGGCATTTGTCAACCATTTGAAATTTATTAAATGGAATGGTGATCTTGTCCTTGAATATATGCCTGAATACACGGACAAGAAAATTAAAAATTATCACTTTTTAAAGGAGCATTTGAATGGATAGAACTGAAGATGTTTGTAACTTGTACCAAAAAGAACGAGAATATCAAAAGCGTGCTCATGGAGATTATAACAATGTTGAGAGTTTAAACTTAGGAAGCTTTCTTATATTAATTGATAATTATTTAGAAAAAGCTAAAAAAAGTTACTCCGGACCGTGGAAACAAAACCTTCCTGAATGGTTAACCAATTGTAGAGAAAATGTTTTAGAAGGTTCCGCTCCAGTTGAAGCATATGAGGAATTGATTAAAGTGTTCACCCTTGCAGGGGCAGCACTTGAAACTTACGCTGTCATTAATCTATCAGAATGGCGCAACAATATAGAAGAAGATTTGAAAAAATGGGAAAAGGAGTAATAGTCCAATGACTGACAATTTGAATGAAATGATCCAAGAAACACCAGCAGATGAAGGGGCACAATTCGTTCCTGAGAATCTGGAACTAGCAGAAGATCCATCGGATGAAGTCGCTCCAATCGAACCAGAAGCTACCATTAATGAGATTGCAATCGTAACTTTGGGTGGATGGTTTGAAAAATATGGAGCAGGGTTTACGAATCTACATCAGGTTCGAGTCGCCATTCGTGGCGTTGACCCACTCGAAAATCTATTAATTTCAATTGATGACCCAGAGGGAGCTGAATTAGCAGATGGACAAAGAAAAAGATCATTAAAATTATTTGATGACGCTTTAATCCAACCTGTCCTTGATCTGGAACCATCGAGTATGCAAATTTATAATAATGGTTTCAGAGTTATTTATCCAATCAACGATGATATATTTATCAAAATGTATGGAGTAAAGACCGGTCTTATTGCAATGTTTTGTTATGCCATCGGCAATGGACTTCTACCATATGCAAAATTTGTTGCAAAAAAGAGAGTAGAAACCATTGAAATTCAAACAGGCGATATTGAAAGTTACCGGCAACAATGGACACAACCTATTGATTTAGAAACTATGCATCTGTTATATAGACAGAGTGTTAAATCCGATGCCTTTGCAACAAAAGGCGCCGCAATCAATTGGTTGTTAGATCGACAGGATGGGATTACAGACATCAATCATCACCTTGAGATTGATAAAGTGATTATGACCCTGTTGAACTAACTTCTTAGCTCGGGTGGGGTTTTGCCTCCCCCGTCCACTCCTCACCCGAGTTATAAGGAGATTATATGAAAATCAATCCAGATTTAAACCTTGTTCTAAAAGAAATCTATGTTTATGATATTGAATCCTGTCACTATACTCTAATGAAAATGAATGGATATGATTTGGGAGGTATAGACCCAAATGATAAGGAAGCTAGAAATATTGCAATCGGTAAAATGATGCAAAAGAATCCAAGACTCACAGAGTTTCTCAGGAGTACAACAATATCATTGATAGATGAATATATAACAGCTAATGAAATTGATGACTCTGATATTGTTATTAGACAATACGATGGTTTGCTACTCACCAAACTTCTACATAAAAATAATATACAAGAAATTCCTTTAAACCTCAGAAAAACATTTGATGTGCTCATTACGTCGATAGATAGAGATATGTATATAGCTATTGATACAATACAACAAATTTCTATTAAAGGAATTCCTTTCAGATATCCACATATGGATAAAGTATACAAAAAAATATGTCAATTAAATTTTGCCAATAAACCCGGATTGTTTAGAGGGTTAGAAAATATAAAGAGATTCATTCTGGATTCAAATGATGTAAATTTGTTTGCAATCCCAACAAAAAATGACAAATTGAGCATTTTCTTAAGAGGATATGGAGAAATGGAAGTATCACCTGGAACAGTTAAGTTAGTCGATACGGATGAAATCGACAAGAGAAGATATTTTGATATTTACATTTCACCATTCACAAAAAGTATTGTTGCTCAATATGCGTAGGAGGTTATATGGATATATTGAATATCGCAGCAGGAAAAATGCCAGTCCTTGCAGATATGGCAACCAGGTTCAAACAGGGAAAATTTCAAGTCAATTTAGATCTAAATTATTATAACAAAACTGAAATATCACAAGTTGAATGGAATTATCAACATCGTTCTCACAACCTACAAAGTGATATGGTATATTACTGCAACGAAGATGTATTTAAATTTCTAGAACGAACTGTAATGAATTTTGATGTAATTGCAATTTACAGATTTCTTGAGCACGTTTCTTTTACTCAAATATTATATTTCATATATTTAGTATCGACTGCTGTTCGTATTGATGGAATCGTTGATGTAATTGTTCCTAATTATCACTCGTTAGCAGAAATGTTATTAGATGATACTACTGATAGTCCGGAGTTTGAGGAACGAAATATTTTATTGACAACAGAACTATTAAATGAACCATCAAACCCCCACGCTTCTATATGGACTCCACAACGAGCATCTTATTTTTGGGAATTTGAAGGTCGATTTACAGTTGATGAAAAGACAATAGATCCTCATTTTGTCTATGATGGTCGTAATATATATCTAAGATTCCAAGCAAAGAGAGTGTCATAATGCCGCTCGCAGTACCATCCCTTAGACGACCTCTTATTAACCGACAAAACTCATATCGCGACAGTCTTTTTATGGCAGATTTTATGATAGCATTAACAAGAGATAGGAATAATCCGAAAGAAAGATTTGTAAAAATATTAAAAAACAGATATACTGGTGAAACTGGTAGAGCAGATCCAAAGTTAACTATTGAACTTTGTGCTCGTATGATTGCTATGTCTGTTTTCGGAGAGACGTTAAAATTATTTCGAATTGAATTAGAAGAAGCAATAAAAGAAACCATAATGAAAAAAATAGGAGACTCACATGATCCCTTTCGCACAAAGAGCACAGGAGATGGGACTTGATGTTTCATCATCCTACAAAGGTTTGTATTCATATGAAGATCGTTATTCAAAAGTTGTATATAGAGAATTAGGAGCCTCGCAACCGCATCTGGATCCACAACATCATCCGACCGATGGAGCTGAAGTTCCAATGATTGGCGTTTGGACAGCACCCCCACAAACTAATAATTATAGTTATGTCGGGTACGTTTCAAACATCTATAAATTTGTTGGTAATGAACTTATCATTGATCGAGTTCGTAATGCCTTAGAAGAAGTCGGCACCCCTATACTTAAAATTGCAACACATCTTCTTTATGATCTAACTGCAATCAGAGAAGAAACTGTATTAAGAAGTAGTCTCAGTTCTCCACAAGCAGGTGATATTAACCCTGTAATGATTATTGGAAATAGTTATAACGGAACAAAAGCAGCAACTGTTGCTTTCGGTATAGCTGTTGATGGTGGAGAGATTATTGGCCAAACAATATTCGGTTTCTCACTTGGTGAGATGAAGATGATTCATATTGCAAGCAATAATACAAGATTATCTTCAGGTATCAATCAATATCTTGAAGTTTTCAATAATCATATTTTAGATATGATTGATAGAAGCTTCAATACAATATTAACCCAAGATCAGATGTTTGGAACTCTTGATGTTATTGAAAAATATGGCAAAAAGAGAAGAAAACAAATAACCGATATATTAACATCAATGCAACCACCTCCAAGAGAAGGTCAACCTCCAGCATTGCCAAGTGCATGGCAAGTCTTTTTATCTATTACAAGGTATTGCGCTCTTGAACCAAATTTGAATATGAAAAGACTTTTGGAGAACATTGCTGAAAGCGTTTTAGTCGTTCCGACTCGAATGTATGAGGTCTTAGGGCAATTATGAAAACTATAAAAGATGAGGAATACAGCTTCAATCATGTAAAACAACGATTAATGGAAAGACATAATCTCGACATTGATCGCGATTTTTATGATAGAATGAATAAAGATATTGCCCCGTATATATCAAATAGCCGATTTGATTACGAAACTGATAATAATGGGGAACAAGAAGTTCATACAATATCTATTAAAAACAAGATTGTTAAAGTTGTATTCTCACTTTCTAAAGATCGTATAACAACTGTATTACCATAAAAGAATGGGGCAGAGAAATCTACTTCATTTTTTTTCGTTCGATTTTTTTTGGAACAAAATAATGTAAATAAAAAATAAGGGGAGTTCGTTTATGGCATCAAGTTATTGGTCACCATCGAGAACATATGAGTTTGAAGTGAAGGTATCAGATAGAGACCTCACTCCCGATCTTATCAAATTAACTATTTTAACTTCAATAGATTTGCCATATCAAACATTTTTATTAGAATTTTTTATGAATCAAAATGATTTGATATTAGAAAAAATATATGGGCAAGAAGAGATCAAGTTGACAATAAAATTATTCGGAACGGCGCCAAACATCCCAACTGATATAATTGAGATAAGTTTAATGAGTTTGTCAAGCGAAATCCCATTAACTATGCAAAATACAATACAGACCAATACTGACGTTAAAAGAGCTCCAATATCAATATCAGCTGTTTCTCGAAAAGCATTTACTACAATGTCAACGTATGTAAATGAAGTTTATGAAAGAGCATCTGTCGGATATGTTATTGAAGATATAGTATCAAAAGCTAAAGGTCTAATAAGACAAGATTCCACAGGAAGAAATCTAGATATCTTAGATCAAGTAATTGTTCCTCCTACTACACTATATCAAGCTATAAAACATCTAAATAGGACTTTTGGAGTATTTAATGGATGGTTAGGATTATGGTGTACATATGATAATAAAGTCTATTTGAAAAATTTAACAAATAAAATGAAATCATCTTATTTATTTTCTGTTTATCAATTAGCAGGTAATATTGATAATTCTAAAATTATAGAAACATTAAATGATACCGTATACTATACAACATATGATATTGAAACCTCATATACAGGCAATACAAAATTTGCTGTTTTTGCTCCAACTATGAAGCATATTGTAAAACCCAAAGATAAATTAAGTCAAACTATTCAGTTAGAATTAGAAACTTTCGCTAAACAATATGGTTTAGTATCACAAAAAAATAAAATATTTTTTGACAATCAAGCTATGTCTCTAACCAACAGACAAAGAATATATAAAGATCATACAGGATATGAATCTAGCCAGTCATTTATAAATGCAAATATGGCAGAAGAAATAGGAGATTTATCTGAAATAAGAATAAAATTAGAGCGAAATTTAAAGTTACAAAATCTAATGAATGTTGGAGAAGCAGTATCTTTCACTTCCAAAATTGATGATTATAAAGATCTCACAGGAATATATATCATGCGAGCAACACAGTTGAATTTTTCCAAAGCAAAAGATTGGGAATCTTCAGCCGATTTAAGATTAATTAGGACGAATCGAATTATATCGAAGGGTTAAAAACTTAGAACAAATATTAAAGAGGGTTATATGTCCATACAACTAAAAAGGTTAGCTCAAAAATACATAGAGGAATTTCTAAAGTGTAAATCCTCGTTCGACTATTTCTGCCGAAATTACATTCTAATCGAACTGCCTGGAAGAGATGAAAAATTAATTCCTTATCAGAAACAAACTGAGTTAATAGATCTAGTTCAACTTTATCATTATGTTCTTGTTTTAAAGAGTAGGCAAATTGGAATATCAACAGTCATTCAAGCTTATTCAGCTTGGTTAACTATATTTTTTAACAATGTTGTAATAGGAATTATTTCAAAAGATGGGAAGGAAGCAACCGATTTTGCAAGAGCAATTAGAGGAATGATAGAGAAACTTCCTGATTGGATGAAACCATTAAAGGGTATACTAGGTAGAGGGTTTGCAAAAAGAACTGAACAATCATTTATTTTAACAAATGGTAGTAAAGTCTTCGCTTCACCAGTAAACCCAAATGCTCCAGAGAAGACACTTCGTGGTAAAGCAATCACATTTTTGGTTATCGACGAAGCTGCATTTGTTAACTATGTTGATACCGCTTGGACTTCAATGGTTCCTGCTCTATCAACCAATCAGATGCAAGCTCGTAAAGTCGGGATTCCTTATGGGACAGTTGTTCTTTCAACTCCTAATAAAACAATTGGTGTTGGTCAATGGTATTTTGAAAGATATTTGAAGTCAATTTCTGGAAATGATATTTTTCATCCATTTGTTATTCATTGGAAAATGATTCCTGAGCTTGCACAGGATCCTGAATGGTATAATACACAATGTAGATTATTCGACCATGACAAAAAGAAAATCGCACAGGAGTTGGAATTAAAATTCTTACCGGCAGAGGGTTCATTCTTTGAAGCAGATACAGTTGAAAAGATGCAGGATGGTGCTGTCAAACCTAAGCAAAAAATCAAACTTTATAATGGAGAAATATGGGAATTTTCTGATGCAATTCCTGGAACAAATTACATCATAGGGGTCGATACAGCTCCTGAGCATGGAACAGATAAATCTGCTATTACAGTTTGGGATTATCAAACTCTAGAACAAGTATGGGAATATCAAGGTAAATGTAAAGTCCTTGATTTTGTAAATGTTGTTAAAATTGCAGCAACAACATACAAAAATTCTGTAATAGTTGTAGAATCGAACTCATATGGAAATCAAGTTGTAGAGCATTTAAATGCAAGCGAATACTGTTCACAATTATATAAAGAAAAACGAGGGAACAATACATTAGTTCCAGGTCTGTCAACTAATTCAAAAACTAGACCATTAATGATTGACGCTCTCTATTCATATATAACTCAATATCCTGAATCTGTTAAGTCTGAAAGATTAGCATTAGAATTAACAGGACTCGTATCTAAATCTAATGGAAAAGTTGAAGCAGATACAGGGTGTACTGACGATATTGCCTTATCAGCATCTTTATGTTTTTATGTTAGAAAATATGATCCACCTTTAGCATTATTAATGAACATGACAGACGGTTCAATGATAGCAAATGATCTCAAAGATATTCTAGCATTTAACATGGAAGATAGTGGTGTTCAATTTACAGACCAAAGTATTATGAAATATGTTAAAAGTAGACCACAAGATGTACACGGATTTGTAGATACGATAAGTTTCTTTAAGGAGTAATAACATGACTGAAAATGTCCAGGAATTATTTGCGCCCCCTATTGGACTCAAATTAGTTGATGTTGTTGATGGAATGAAATTATATTCATCAGCAAAACTATTCAAAAAGTTTTTATTTGCATTTGAGAAATCTAGTAGAGGTAGCGACAAAGTTGATTTAATCGACAAGTTAATGAAAAAAGGACTTTTAATCCCATGTTTTAAATCAAAGGGTACATTAGGATTTTTAAAACAGAAATTTTTTGGAAGCCAAGATTCAAAAGCGATTCTTGGAATGTATCATCTTGAAAATAAAAGAGTTTATGTTTTAATTGATAACAATTCCACCATCTTTGGAACATCATCAAATGATGAAATAGTATCTACTACTTTACACGAATGTATGCATTTAGCAGCAGGAAAAAACATGAAACAATTTCTGAAAGTGATGATGCCAACTCTAAGAAAATATTATTCTGAATTATTTACAGAAATATTTTCTCTAAAATCAGTTCCGAACATTGATGAAATTATATATCATATAGCATCATATGAAAGCGCAGAAACAGTAAATACAAATAAGAAACTAACTCAATATTATAATATGCTTTATGATACGTTTAAACCTCAAACAAAATTAGAGGAAACACCATTTAGATTACAATTACAAAATTATATTGTATCAATGAAGATCTTTTTTGTAAGTTTTCCATCGTTTGTAAGATCATATAGAAAATGGCAAAGTATATTTATAGAATTAAATCATGCATACACAAAAACATTTGGGAAACGTAATACATATACTTCACCATTTCAAGAATTAGTTTCTGTCTCGGAAGTAGCTTGTGTTATGGCAGAAATGATATCTAAAGATTCAAGAGTAAAATCTATATTAAAGATAGTCGCATAAGGAGATTAATGGATGGCTAATGATAAACGTCAAGAGCCAGGTAGTATAACTAAAACGTCTGATGCCCAACAAGAAAGGATATCCGGCATAAGTAATGTATCTAATACTATTACACAAATGCAAAAGACTACCCAACGACAAATTGAAGAAACCGATGAGTCCATAAACTACGGGCAAGCTCCGGAATCATCAGCAAGACAGATGAATGGAGTCCTTTCACGTTTCGGAGAAACAATCACAGCATTTACAAAAGGTATTCAAGACATTTCGATGAGTACAGCACGTGCGACTAAAGATGCTATTGGTCAATATGGAAAAGCTATTGGTCAAGATATAAACTATAATAAACAAAATATGGTTGCTATGGCACTAGCAAGAACAACTCCATTATTCGGTTATTTCGCTGCTAAATTTATGGAGACTGATGTTTTCCAAAAAGCAAAAGAGAGAATGAAAGAATCAATTGCCGGTGCATTTAAAGGAATTGGTTCTAGTGTTGCAAGTATATTTAGAGGAAAAGAAAAAGCTGACGGTAGAAAAGATCCTGTTCCGAAAATGGCTCGTGGTGGATATGTTGAAAAGGGAGGTATGGTTGAAGTCCACCCTGCTGAAGTTGTAAT